CGGCTGCTCTTCTTTCTGCGAATAGTGGCTGGCGCATTGGGCACGAAATTCTTGCCCGTCGTCACCCTCAGCTTCACGTCAGCCGCCGCGCGTTGCCCGAGAAGCCCCAGGGCTTGCTCCACCGTCAGCTTGCCGCGCAGCACAGCCAGCGCCATGCGCGACAGCAGCGAATTCCAGTCCTTCTGCTTGGCGTCGAAGGTGCTGCGAAGGAAGGGGCGCGCGGGAATGTTTTTCGCCGCCACACCAAACTCGTGCACGACGGCCAGGCCAACGTTGTCGATGGGGCCACCGCTTCGAGGTGCAGTGCTGCCCATGACGCCGACTCGCACGTACGGCTTGCGCGCGAGGGCGTCAGCCATCTTCTTCAGGCGCTCCAGCCCGCCGCCCTTCATGACGAGTTTGGAGCGCGCCATTTCACGTCACCTCGACACGGCGCCCAAAGAGGCGCACCAGCCGGAGGTATTCCTGCCCGTACTTCGTGGTGCCCAGCGCACTCGTGCTGGTGGCCTGGGGCTGGGCGAAGGACTTCGAGACGCCCCCCATCGACACCGACGCCAGCGCCCCCGTCTGCGCGCCCCCTCCTGCGCGCATGTGACGCACCGTCGCGAGGTGGGCGGCCAGCTGCACACCCATTCTGTCGGCACGTTGCTGACTGCCCGCCACCGACGGCCCCACCTCGTCAGCGACGTCAGCGAGCAACTGCGCCCACTGCGAATCAGTAACGGCGGAGAGCTCGGCCGCGACGAGAAGCACGTCGGCCTTGTCGATGGTGAGGGCCATGGCTTACGCGGGCTTCGCAGTCGGGTCGATGGCCACCAGCTGCGCCGCAATGGCCTCAAGCACCGCTGGCCGGGTGTCCGACTTCCAGCCATTCAGCAACTCGGAGTTGATGGTTTCAGTCACCAGCGCGATGGCGTCCTTCTCAGGCAGCTTCGTGACGTCGCCCACGCTGACGGCCTTGCCCGACTTCGTCTGCACGGGCTCGAAGGTGCCGTCGTCAACCAGGGCTTTGAAAGCGGGCAGCTTGCACGCCGCGTCGAAGGCCTTCTCGTCCACCTCGTTGACGCCGGGCAGGAAAACGAGGCCATTCACGTGGTGCAGTCCGTCTCGGTTGTGTTTCACAAGCATGTGGCACTCCACTGGGTGCTGCGAGGAATAGCGGGGGGTGGAGTCGAACCACCTGTCTTCGGCTTATGAGGCCGGCGAGATACCGTTTCTCCACCCCGCTACATCCAGGGCGCCCGGTGTACTGGCGCGCCCCAGAGTGCTGCGACTTCAGATGCCGTCGGCGTACAGAATCGACAGCGGGTAGAAGCACTGCACGCCAGCGGTGCGCGCGTGGCACGCGACGATGGTTTCCAACCCTTCCTGCTCGGGCGGGAACATCTCGAACTCCTGCGGGATGACCAGCATCAGCGCGTCGGGGTCTCGGCGGTACACCACCATGCGGTCGGTGGCGCCTGCACCTGCGCCTGCCAGCTTCTCCCAGGACTCGACATTCTTGATGTACGGCGAGTTGCGGAGGAAGAACTGCAGGATGGTGGTGTCACTGCCCGACTGCAGAGGCGTCGAAGCGATGTACGCGTACTGCGCCAGCGGCATCAGGACGGTGTCGGGCTTCTCCACTTCCTTCGTGGTTGTCACGATGGTGTGGGCCGCGCTGTTGAGGTCCTTCAGCACTTCGAGGCCAGTCTTCGGCGTGCCGCTGAAGTTCCACCGAGTCGCGCCACCAGCACCAGCGGTGATGGTGTACGTCTGCGCGTTGGCGATGTTGAGCAGGCCAACCAGGCCCGTCTGGGTGTCGCCGAGGGCCGCGATGCTGTCGATTTTGTCTTCGACTGCCTGGCGTGCCGCGTTCGACTTCCGCTGCTCGAGGGGCTTGCCAGCCATGCGCGCGGCTCGAATCTCCTGCACGGAGTAGCCGAATGACGAGCCAACGCCCTTCACGGTGACGTTGAACTGCTTGCCCTTCACGTCAGCGCGAGGGAGGTCGTCAGCGTAGCTGGCGATGATTTTCGCCACGCCCAGCCTGTCATACTGGCTGTAGGTGACGACTTCAGCCCCTGGGTCGATGCTGTTGTCGACGGGGATGAGGGTACGCGCCTTTCGCTCCGCGTACTTGATGTCGTACGACGCGCTGCGAATCTGCTCCAACTCGCGGGCGAAGAAGATGTTCTCGGCCGCGTCCAACTTGGGGAGGTTGTAGCTCTTGACCTTCATTGTGGTTGTCCTTTCAGGGGTTCAGGCGACTCGACTGGGTTCACCCCTTACGGGATGTTGATCTCCAGCACGGCGAAGCCAGCAACGCCTGCGGAGGTGAGGTAGCGCATGCCAGTCGCGGCGACGGCGGTCGCGGTGTCTGCACTCGCGCGGAATGCGCCCTTCTGGGTGCCACCAGCGCCCGAGGTGTGCCGCACGAAGACAGACGAGGCAGGGGTGACGGCCTCCTCCACCTGCACGTAGATGCGGCCACGGGTGAGCGCGTTGATGGCGTACTTCGGGGGAATGCCGGCGCCCACGGGGGACGAGGCAACCTGGCCTGGGTCCACCTGGTGCGAGTGCACCGCGATGCCGACGATGACGGACGAGCCGTTCACCATTTGAATCGCGTCGGTGTCTCCGGTGCCTTTCGCGACTGCGACACCGAAGGGGAGGTTGGCGGAGGCTTCGGCGTTGACGTACGAAAGAATCTCGTGCGCGCCGTTGTCCGCGAGCTGCCCCGCGAACCCACCGGACTGGTACGTGCTGTAGCTTGTCTGAGACATTTGCTTCTCCTGAGTGCTGCGGGGTCAGTGTGTTGAGGGTGAGTGCTTCAGCTGCAAGCCTTCGCGGACGACAACGGCTGCTTCCACGCGTCCTGCGACTTCTTCATGAAGGCCTTCTTGGCTGCTTCGGGGTCCGCTTCCTTGGGAGGGAAGCCGTCGGCCTTCTCGGTGGTGTCCAGCTTCTCGGCGTCGGCCTTCCAGCCGTCTTCTTTCGCGGCCGACTCGAGGGCCGCGTCGAAACGCGCCTCAACGTACGCCTCCGACTTGCCGTCCAGCTTCAACTCGGGAGACAGTTTCGCCAGCACGGCCTTTCGCACGTCAGCCGGCGACATGGCGTCAAGCTTCGCCTCGGCACCAAGGACGGTGCGGGCGCGGGTTTCCAACTCCGTGCGGGCGGCCATGTCGGCGCGCACCTTGGTGGGCAACTCCTTCAACTCGGCCAGCGCCTTCTTCGTCTCTTCACGGGCGGCGTCCAGCTTCGCCTCGTTGGCCTCTGCCAGCGCCTTCGACGACGCCACGGCCTTCTCCAGCGCCGCAACTGCGTCGGCGTGCGCCTTCTCCGACTTCTCAAACGCCTGCACTGCCTGAGGGGTGGTGACTTCGTAGGTGATGCCGTCGATGCGAATGTTGTGCATGTGTGACTCCTGGGGTTGTGCTTCGAGTGCTTCCGCTGCGTCCATTCGCACGCGGACTTCCGGGCCTGCGCGCCCGATGGGGACGATGGCAACGTGGTTGCCTCGAATGTTGCGCTGAATGGCATCGTAGCGGAGGCCTTCAGCCGTCACGCCTTGCGCGTCTTCCAAGTCACAGAGGTAGCCGCACGACACCTGGCGGGCTTCGTTGCCCTCCAGCTTCGCCACCAGGGCCGCGTCGGTAACCAGCAGCGTGCCGCGCACCTTGTCGCCGTCCACCTTCGGCGCAGACACCGCACCGCGCTGGTACTTCGTGGTGTTGTCGGCGGTGAGAAACTCAGGGGGGTGCGCGTCGGTGACGGGCACGAGCTCGAAGGAGGCCAGGGTGTCGGCCTTGAAGACTTCGTCGGGCGGACGGTACTCGCGGCGCACCGTGCCGTCGGGCATGCCGTACGCGAAGACGCCTGTGCGGGTGAGGTAGCCGTCGACGCGCAGCCAGCCGTTGGCCTGCTTCACCGGCTTCGAGAGTCCACCTGCGTCAATTCGGCGCACCGTCATGGGCTCAACCATGCCGCAGTGCAAACGCTTGCACTAGATGCGATCGAACATCAGAGGTCCTCCAGCAGCCCCTCGACGTCTGGGTCCGCGTTGCACCTGCAGTTGATGGCCTCACCCGGAATGCCCTCCTCCGACGGTGGGCTGTCCCAGGCGAAGCGCTGCCCGTCGAGGGCGGCGTGCTCTTCCCGCACCCTCTCGTCGTGCGAGGTGCGCCACACGAAGTGAGTGATGCCCAAGTCCGTCTGGCGCGCTTCATTGAGGCTGCCGAAGAATTTGCCCACCTGGTCTCGCGCGATGAGGGCGGCCCGCGACTCGGCGACGTCGAAGCGGCCTTCAATGTCGCTGGCCAACTCCTCCCACCTGTCGCCGGCGCGCATGCTGGCAAGCACCACCTTCTGCACCTGCCCCAGCGTCTCTTCAGGAATGGTGGTGATGAGGCCCACATTCTCTTCAGTGAAGGCCTGCACTCTGTCGGCGAGTCGCGGGTCTCGCACCGGCACCTCGACGCCAACGCCTGCGCGCAGCTGGCGCTCCAGCTGCTTCTTCTGCCAGTCGGAGGTGCGGCGCCCCATCATCGCGGTGAGGGCTTTCAGGTTGCCCTTTGAGAAGGCCCCTTGCGCCAGCGTCGCCTTCACCAGGGCCACGTCTTCATCTACGGCGTCTGTGCGGCCCCTCAATTCGCGCGCCTTCTCGAGGTGGGCCTCCAGCTTCGGGTACAAGTCGCGCCGCGCCGCGTTGCGCATGGCGGACACCAAGTCGAGCATCACCCTGGTGTAGGCGGTGATGACGGCCTTCGGCGGCAGGGCACGAGGCATGGGGCGGGCGCGCGGCTTCCTGCCCGTCACGGCCTGCATGTACTTCCGCCGCGCTGCCACGAGGTGCTGCATCATTTCTCAGCCTCGGGCGTCTCCTTGGCCTTGTCGGTGCCGCCCAGCGTGTTGGGTGGCTGCATTTGCGCCTGCATGTCGGCCTGACGTTGTTCCGCCTCCTGCGCCGCTACCTGCCGGGCTTCGTCGTCCAGCTGCGTCTCCATGCTCCACTCGTCGCCCCCGAAGCGGGCCAGGGCAACCTCTTCAGGCAGCAGCACGCCAGCATTGATGTAGGCGACGTCAGCGGTGGCCACCTGCCCGCGTAGCGTTGCTGTTTCGGCCTCCGTGGGCTGCCACAGCGGGTGAAACTTCACCTTCCAGCCGGCTGGCTCCACGCCGTTGGTGGGCCCGTCCTGGGCCAGCATGACGAGGCGCACGAAGCGGTTGAGGCGCGGGCGCAAGTCGCGCTCTCGTTCCCCTGCCAGCGTGTCGTAGTAGCTGCGGATGTCGGAGGCGCCGGTGGCGTTGAGGCCTGCGGGCGCCTGGCCCATGAGAAGCGTGACGGGCATCTTCGCGGCGGCTGCCAGGCGATTGCACAACCTGTCGAGGAGCTCTGGCAAGCCCGACACCGGCGTTGCCTTGCGCTCGAACTCCTCCTCCTTGTCGATGATGAGGGCCCTGGCAACGCTGCGCGAGAGGTCGATGGACTTGGCGCGGGTGAGGGCCACGTCATCGTCGCCATTCATCAACAACTCAGCGAGGCCCGCCATCTTGAAGACGGCCTGGGCGAAGTCCTGCACGAGAATGCCCGCCGCTTGGAATGCGGCCTGAAAGTCCTGCACCTTCTCGAGGCACCGCACCAGGACGCTGTCACCCCACCCTCGGTTGCGTGCGCGCTGACGCGTCGACACCACCACGCCGTAGAAGGGAATGAGTCTCGACTCGTGCACCTCCAGCATGACGCTGGTGCCCCCTCCCACCGTCTCACGCTGAATTCTGAAGTGCGACACCTCGCCATGCTTCGGGCTGGTGATGTCTCGGTAGTAGCGCGAGGGCCAGCACTCTCGAGGGCGCAGCACCTTCACCCACGGCAGCGACTTGATGCGCCTCTCGTCGAGGGGCTTGTCGAATGTCTGCCCGTCGTCGGCACCAATGAGAATGGCACTGCCGCCGTACGCGCGCGCCATTTGCCGGGCTTTGATGAAGACGCTGGTGGCGTCGATGTCGTCGAGGCAGCCCATAACGGCCTGGGCCATTTCGCTGGCCCCGTCGTCTTCACCCGGCTTCGTCACGGGCTTAGGTGGCGGCTTGGGCGCAGGCAACAGCTGTGGGCCACCTCCGAAGCCGTCAGTCCTGTCGGGTGGCTCTGGTGGCTCCGCAGGCGAGGCGTCGGACACCATCACCTCGAAGCCCTGGCGCAACTCAGCTTCAGGCCCCGCCTCGATTATGCGGGCGCAAATGTCGTCGCCCAGCCACAAGTCTTCGCACGTCGTCTCGTCGAGTCTGTCCGAAGAGAAGCGCGCGCCGAGTCGCTTGTCTCGCGTGGTGCTGCCGAGGGCGGTGTAAATATTCGTCCAACCGTCACTGCGCGCTGCCTTCTTCGTGCGTGCCATGCCGCCAAACTACCGCGTCACATGCTGGCTGTCGCCCGCGTGCGTTGCATAGCGAAGGCCTTCTCGTCGACGAGGTGCGCGAAACCCTGGCCCACCGTGTCGGCCTGGTCGTCGTGCACGCCCGGCAAGTCCTTCAACTCTCGGATGAAGGCCTCATTCCAAGCACCCCGCACGAGGTACACGTTGCCAGCGTGCGCCAACGACGACACGGGCTTCCAGTACTCCTCCTTGGGCCCCGTCTTTCGCATGCCGACAACGTTGTACCCAAACAGGGTGCGCGTCTTTGCGCCGTGAATCGCTGACTTGCCTGCGCTGCCTGGCTCTTGCTCGATGACGATGGTGACGCGCCGCCCATCGAGTTTCGCCATTTGTTCCACGCGCTTCTCTGTCGGGCCTGGCTCTTCTCGAAAGCGTTCGACGTCAGCAATCCACAGCCGCCTCTCTGGTGGAACGCCCTTGTTTTCGCTGGGCAACACCTCCACCGCCATCTTCGTGCCCACCGTCCAGTCAGGGTCTTTGCCCCTCTCCTCCTCGGTGGCCGCCATGTCCCAGCTGCGAATCCACTGCAGGCCCGACGGCGCCTCCTCGACAATTTTGAACCACTCGGGCTTGAAGAAGTTGCCGCCGTGCGCCGCGTCCCAGTCGCCCTCGTCCAGCTGCTTGCGCGTGACGGGGTCCAAACGGGCCAGCTGCATCGCGTACGCCTCGACATCGAGGCCCGTGTTGTCCTCCTTGAAGCTGGGCACGAAGTACGAGGGCTGCGCCTCGCGGTTGATGGCGCGCGCTGCCTCGACTGCCTCAGCCGAGGGTGGCGACGCGTAGACGGCTGGCTCTGGCAGTGGCGCGCCGCCGTGCCTGGCTGCCCGAATGTCGCCGCGCGCATCGCTGCCTGTCGTCACGTGCCTCGCGTACTCGATGAAGCGCCGCTTCACCCACTCGTGCCCCTTGCCGCCAGGGTTGGCCGTCGCACGCATGCGCACCGGCACGGGCATCGACTTCACGCGGCGAAGGCGACTGAAGAGGTAGCGGTAGTTGTACTCAGTCCACTGCCCGGCCTCGTCTATACCGCAGAATTGAAAAGCAGCGCCCTGGTACCTGTCCAAGTCGCCGATGTGCTGCACGTAACCGAAGTGCAACGTGCTGGGTGCGCCGGCAGTCGGAAACTTGAAGGCGTGCTCTGCCTCGTCCCACCAGGCCCGCGTGCCTGCCAGCCATGCGGTTGCCCTCGCGAGAATGGCGTCGGGCTTCAGCATGTCCGACTTCGTGAGGCGGAAGATGCCGGCCGCGTAGCCGGGCACGTCGACGTACTGCAGTGCCGCCATCAACAACGCGTCCGACTTGCCGCCGCCAGCTGCGCCGCCGAAGAGGGCCTCTTCAGCCTCGAGGCCGAGAAACACCTTCTGCTTCGGACTCGGCGGGTGAGGCACCCAGGGCTTCACCACCTCCAGCGTCTTCGCGAGCCGCGTTTCGCGACGTGCCAGCAACCGCTCCTGGGCCAGCCTCTTCAGCGATGGCGGCGAGGATGCGCTCGAACGTCTCTGGCTCATGCGAGAACTCCAACTCCAGTCTATCCAACATGCCGTTCAACTCGGTGGTCACCTGCAAGCGCACCTGAGGTTGGTACCGGCGATCAATTACAGACAGCAACGGCAGTGGGTCTGCACCCTCGCCGCCGTCCTTGCGCGACTTCACGCGCTGTTGAGCTCGCGCCAGCAACCGCTGAACCACCTCTGCCCTGGCCCGCTGAGTTGCGTGAAGAAATTCGACATATTTCCCGCTGCGTTGGACGCGCCCACGGGCAAGCCAGTCGGACACACATCGGCTCGACATGCCCAGCGCCTCGGCGGCCGTCTCGTACGTGGCGCCTGTGACGAGCTGCGCGCAAAAGGCCTTCTGCACCTCGGGAGTCAATTTGGTGGGGCGACCGGCTGGCATCTGGCTCCAACGTACACCCAGAGTGCAAACGTTTGCACTCGAGGGAGAAAAGATGCGGTGGCCACAAACGCGCCCGCCACCGCTCGGGTGCAAACTACCTGAGGAAGAGAACGGCCCCAGGTAGCCACGTCACTTACAGCGACTGCAGCTACACGGCCCGTGCTTCAGCTGCCATGCGCGCATCGCGAGAAGGTCCTCTAGGTCGACAGTGCCCTCGTCGGCCTTGTCGTATCCAGCGTCAGCGTCGCGCTCATCCCAGTCGGCTGCGGCAGCAGCGGCAAAGAGAGGCGCTTCGGAGTCGGACATCTTGACGAAGCGCTGCAACTCACCCGCGTCGTGCAGCCAGTCGAAGGCGTTGAACAGGTGCTTCGGGAGCTCGGGCTTCATGGGGTCACCTCGCGAAGGAGGGCGATAGCTGCTTGGAGCAACCCGCCCTGGCCGTGCTGTTCCATGCGCTGCCGAATCTCGCTCGCCTCGATGCGTTGATTGACGGTCTTCTGTGGGTTGGCTTCAAGTGCGCGGGCGGCCTTGATCACGTTCGGAAAATCCCTCTCGATCGACTGCAGGGACAGGGTCTTCATGAGCGCGCCTCCATGGCTTGGTTCTCTTCGAAGGCGCGCAATTCGCCAGCAGACACTTTCGAGACGGGCAATGCCGAGAGAAATTGGTTGGCCCAAACTGTGACAGCGGGAGCCAACTTCGCGGTGGCGGGTGAGTGAACGCTGAGTTGCTCTGGAGCATCAACGGCGGCCGCTTCCTCCGAGTTTGAAGCCTCGACGATGGCCACAAGCATCTTGGGCGTCATGGACTGGTTGGCTGCGTTGCATCCGTACCGGTAAACGGCATAGCTCGTCATGGTGGTTCTCCTCGACTGCGGGTTCCCGTTGCTGCGGGCACTGCATGGGACGGGGCATATCACGCGGCCCCGTCAGCGCGATCATCCCTCAATCCAACGACGCAAGGCGGGTGGCGGAGCGTACAGCGACAGTTGGCCCTTTATGTGCATGGAACAGTCGAGCGGGCGGAGGTCTTCGAGGAGCCACGCGAAGTACCCGGGCGGCATCTTGGCGACGCAGGAGGCGTGCGCATCTCGTTTGGTCGCAGGTCTGATGTCGGCGAGTCGCACGAGGGCGACGGCTCGACTGAGCGGCCCAGTGATGTGAGCCCAGGGCTTGGCGTCGTCCCCGCGCTCGGGTGCAGCTGACGAGACGATGATGAGCTCGCCCCTGTAGCTGGTGTCCCAGGTTCGCAGTTCGATGGTTTTTCGGCCGCTCGCGATGAGGGCTGCCCAGGGGTTTCGGACGCTGAGGCACTTCATGGTGCACGCTTCGCTTTCGCAATGGCGAGGGCGGCGCGCTCAACTGCGTCAGCGGCAACGAAGCCTGCCATCTCGCGTCGGTAGAATGCCACGAGGTCTTCAAGGGCCTCGAGCAATTGAGGAGCAGCGGAAATCAGAACTGCGTTTGCTTCGGCCTCTTCGCGTTCGATTCGCTGATCGGGTGGCAACCCAGCGCGCACAGCTTGGGTCCGTGCCACTGTGACTTGCTGAGGGTGAATCAGAGCGATGATGGCGCGACCGTCGCCGCAGGTGAGCTCTGGGTGCAGCCCCCAGGGGCCTCGGGTGTGGTGGCTCATGGCTGGCCCTCGGTCAGTCGGTTCGCGGCATACGCGCGCTTGCGCTCGTCGAGGTCGATCCAGGTGCGTGCATCGTACAGCGCGCGAAGTGCCTCCTCGAGAATCGGGTCAGGGAGAAACG